TCGAAGCCGCCGCTCTTGCGCCCGATCCCGCGCGGAGACCGGCCGTTGAACAGCACCAGCAGCTCGTTGTAGTCGAACTGCTTGTTGTGGCTGCGCTTGTCGTCGTCGCGCCCGCTCTCGATCAGGCCGATGGGCAGGTTGGCGACCTTGACGAACGAACGGGAGAGGAAGGCCCGGGTGCCCTTGTTCGGGTCGAAGCCTTCGTACCCGGTGCGGCCGAGCAGCTTCCACATGAACTCGACCAGGGTGGTCTTGCCGGATCCGGGCTGGCCGGTGATCTCGAGGAAGCCGAGCGACTTGTGCCGCTCGCGGATCTGCACGGCGAACAGCGACATCGAGAAGAACGCCAGGGCGATCAGGCCCTTCGGCCCGTAGGCGGTCCACAGATCGTCGAGCCAGTCGAACGTGATGCGGTCGGGGTCGTAATCGATCTCGAGCATCCGCTCGGCACTGCGCAGCTTCACCGCGTGCTTGCCGATGTCGAAATAGTTCTCGGCGTTGACGGTGATCAGGCGGCCCTGGTGGACCGCGATATCACCCAGCAGCCAGGCCTTGTGGCGCTGGGAGAAGCCGGTGAATGGGATCGGCTCGACCTTCTTGAGGTCGCGCGTCTGGTTGCGGATGATCCGGTCCAGCTGCTCGCCGGTGCCGGACCACATGCCGGCGAAGGCTAGCAGCCGCTTCTTGAATTCGCCCGAATTGGCGCATGCGGAGGCGCTGAAGCGGGCCTTGACCGTCTCCTGCCGGTTGGGGAAGTCGATCTGCAGATAGTAGTGGGTCTCGTCCTCGATCTCGTCCCGCTCGCGGTAGAGGATCCGGAAGGCGCAGTTGCAGATCTCGTGGACGTTGATCTGCCGCCCGTCGTTCTCGTCGTACTTGATCGAGCACCACCACAGGCGGTTGCCGTGGCGGAAGTCGAAGGCGCTGATCGAGCGGGCCTGGGCTTCGGCCCGATCGACGATCAGCTTGGCTTTCTCGCGCGGCGTGGCGGCGATGGTGATCGCCCCGTTGTGCAGGTATTCCGCGATCTTGTGATCGGACAGGGGGGCTTCCTGCGCCTCGCCGTTCCAGCTCTGGTGCCGCAGCAGCAGGTCGTTCCAGTCGAGCTTGGTCCCCTCCCCGTCAGGCCGCACCTGGGCGCAGACCGCGTCCCAGCCTTCACGGCGGGCGCGCTCGATGTGCTTGCGGCTGTATGAGACACCGGCGGTGCCGACATCGAAGGCGAAGACCAGGCGCGGGCGATCGCGCCGTTTGATCGCGGCGATGGCCTGCAGCAGCTGGTCGAGGAACTTGTCGGGATAGGGGCCGGTCGACATGTTCGACACGGCGGCGAGGTGTGCGCCCTGGGTGAGGGCCACGGCATCGAAGATGCCCTCGGTTATCCAGATATCGTCAGCCTGGGCCAGCGTCTCGAAGGAGGTGTGGTTGGGCAGCCAGCAATGGCCGCCCCAGGTGCCGCCCTTCTTGAAGTGGGCCTTCTTCTCGAACCGGCCCGGGCGGTCGATGATCCGCTCCCAATAGGAATCGCCGATCGGGAAGCGCACGGTGGCGCCGGTCTGGCCGCTGTCGAAATCCTTGTAGAGCTCCTGCGAATAGGTGCCGCGCAGCAGGCGCAGATCCAGCCCGCGCTCGAACTGCAGGTAGGCATCGGCGGCGGCGTTGGGATCAGCCTCGGTCTGCTTGAAACGTTCGGACCAGTTTTCGAACAACTCTGGCAGCAGGTTGCGGACGGTGTCTTCCCACCCGCAGCGATCGGCGCGGCTGCACTTGACCACGCGCGGATCCTTGGCCGCGCAGTAGACCTCGTGCCGGCCGCATTGGGGGCACTTGCCCTCCTGCAGCCAGGTGCCCTTTGCCTTGCGAAACGAAAACTGGCGCTTCAGGCCTTCAATGATCTGGGTCTCGAGGCTCACCGGGCGGTCACCCCGGCTTGCTGCCCAAGGTTGACCGGCCCGACGCAGGCGCGCGGCGGGCCCTCGGCGTCACCATCGCCGCAGGCCCGGCACCATTGCCGCCAGCCAATGCTGTTGGTGAAGGTCCAGAACAGCCTGGTGGTGTGGGTGAGGCAGCGCCGGCATTGCGGCGGACCTGATTGAGCGATTGGCAAAACTTCCCCCTTGGCCGCAGCGCGGCCATTTTCGATCCCGTGGTTGGCAGTGGTTGGCGGAGTGGCCGTTCGACCGGTCAGCCGGTGTCGAACATGCTGATCTGATCCGCGTCGTTCGCGCCGCGCGGCGGTGGCAGGATGTGGGTCACCTGCTCGCGCGGGCAGACCGGCAGGTCCAGATCAGGCCGATCGATGTTGCCCGGCACCAGCGTGTGGACGAAGGCCAGCTCCATCTTGAACACGTGGCCGCAACCCGAATTGGTGCAGTGGCAGATCAGGTGCTTGACCTTCTCGGTCAGCTGCTCGCTGTCGCGGATGAAAGCCGGTGCCTGACACTTGGCGCAGGCCACCAGCGAGTTGCTGGAATTGCGCCCGCCCGATGCCATGCGGAATTGCAGCGGCGCATAGGCCAGCGGCCCCCCGTGCAGTGCCCCTTCCCCGCTCATTGTCCGTCTCCTGCGATGGCTTCCAGTTCGGCCAGCATCTGGTTGGTGAGTTCGAAACTGGTGCGGAACAGCGGGATCAGCTTGGCCGCCTCGGCAGCATCCACGCGGCCATCGGCCAGGGCGTGGAGGATCTGCTGCTCGCACTCACCGCGCGCGCGGGCGTGCTGGGAGAGCAGCTCCATCAGGGCGGCGCGATCAGACGGCACCAGCGGGCGCTGCACCAGGCTGAAGCCCTGGCGCGCGGCCAGATAGGTGGTGACCACCGGATGGCCGGGCGTGCCGTGGGTGACGCTCTCGAGACGTTCGATCACCCGCAGCGGCATGGAATCCTTTTCGGCCGTGGAGCCGTAGCGGGAGAGGTGGCTGGTCGAGAGGCCGGTCTCCTCCGCGCAGGCTTCCAGCCCGCCGGCGGCTTCGACCAGCTCACGCGCACGTCGGGCTTGGCGCTGCTCTTCGCGGGGCAGCGGGTTCATGCCCGGCCTCCGTGGATCTGGCTGACTTCCACCGCATTCGCAGAGTGCAATGCACGGTAGGTCGTGCAACCCTTCCGTGGCCGGGGCTCCGCTTGATCCCGCAGGTGCAGTGGCTTCGCAGCCGTGTCAGTCGTCGGCTGTTGGAGTCCCCCCGGCTCATCATGAGGGGAACGATCAAGGGTTTTTCCCGCTGACCGCGCAGGCTGCCGGATGGCAATACGTTCGCGGGGCAGAGCGTGTCCCGTCTGGCAGGGGAAAACGGAAAGATGGGTGGGGGGCGACATCGGTCAGGCAGCCTTGCTGGCGCTGGTTGCACCGGCGGCCATTTGCTGGCGGGCGGCAATCTGGCGATCGATGCCGCAGAAGCGGTCACCCACGTGGTGATCGATCATCTCCTCGCGCGGGTAGATGTCGGGGCGCAGGTCGTGGCGGGAGACACCGGTGGCGGCTTCGACGCGCAGGACGTACTCGGCGGGCAGGCGCTTCGAGCTTTGCATCCATTTCCACACCGCAGTGGGAGATAGATCGCAGATGCGAGCCAACGCAGCTTGCGAGCCGGCCAGTCGGGCAGCGAGATCGAGCGCTTCTAACGGGGTGCGAACATCAACCATGGATGATGTATGTCAACCAAAGTGTATTTCGTCAACAACCAATTTTGACTGTCCCGCATCAACATCAGTTGCGATGACGGAACCCATGACTTTGGGGGACCGCATCAGCGCGCTGCTTCAATTGAGAGGCAAGTCCCAGGCGGCCTTGGCGCGCGCTATTGGTGTGTCCCCGCAGGCTGTCAGCAAGATGGTCCTGGGCGGCACCACGGAAACTACGAAGGTCAACAAGATCGCGCAGTTTCTGGAGACCACGCCGGAATACCTGATGGGCGAAACGGACGATTCCTCCCCGACGTCGTCGCTATCCGACAAGCAAGTCCCGTTCCGTCATGCAGAGCCGCATCCCAGTTCTGACGTCGTCGAAATCGATTATGTCGAGATCGGCTTCGGCATGGGCGGCGGCTTCATCGAGGAGAGCGGCGAGGTTGAGAAACGATCCTTCTCCCGCGCCTGGCTGCGCGAATTCACCGATGCCCCTCCCGAGCTGCTCGCTTGGGCAAAGGGTGACGGCGATTCGATGGAGCCGACGATCCGCGATGGCGAGGTAGTGCTGATCGACCGGCGCTTCACCCAGCCTGGGCCCAACGATCAGATCTGGGCGATAACGGTGGGCGACTTCGGCATGATCAAGCGCCTGCGCGCCCGGCCCGATGGCGCCGTCGAAATCCACAGCGACAATCCGTTGGTGCAAATGCAGACCGCAGTCGATGGCGAGCTCCATGTGATCGGGCGGGTTCGCGCGGTGATCAGGAGGGTGTAGCAGTGGAGTTGTTGCTGCTCGCCATCGTCACAGTAATGCTTCCCCTTTCGATCGATGCGCATCGGGTCAAGGGAGGCAAGCCCTCTAGGATGCCCGGACTGATTGGCACTCTAACGACACGATGGGGGCTTTGGTCGAAAGATTTGGATGACCGGGCCAAGGTCGCCGCCGATGAGCGAAAGCGGTCCCAGGGCCTCGCCGCGGTAGAGCCAAGGCGCGAATGGCAAGATCCATTCGAGGAGGCGCAACGCGCCGCTGACGACATCCTTGAGCGAGCCAATGAGGCGATTCTTGAAATCAAGCGGGGAGAAATCACGTCTGCGGATTATGTCGAAACCCTCGAAAGTGAACTGCGCCATGTAGACGACATGATGTCGGCCTGGCGGGAAGACCACAGCGCGGGGCTTCACTCTGACGAAGTGCTGCAGGAGGCGATCCAGCAGCTAAGGGATGCAAAGCAGGACCTGCGAGACCGTAAGCAGAATGCCCATCGTCTCGAGCCGACGCTGCTTCCCGCTGGCCTGCCGCAGCGCGGGAAATGGATCAGGTTTACCTATTTCGATCAGGACGGAGTCGTCACATCCCGCGAGGTGACGAATTGGGAGGTCAGAGGGCGCTACCTAGTGGGTTTCGATAGAGAGAAGAGGGCCGAGCGCACCTTTCGTCATGACCGGATCGAAGATTGGCAATGTTGAACCGGAATCGCTCTTTTGCCTCGTATTCGCTCGAGGTGGTAGGAGCTGCGCATGCCAATGCTGACGGCAGCAACCGGCGTTTCATCATTGCAATGATGGCACCTGGTGAACAGGTCGAGCTGCGACCGGAGCCGAAAAACAAGCATGATCCCTATGCCGTTGCGGTCTTCTCCGGGCGAGGTGGCCAGCTGGGCTACCTGCGCGCCGAGCGGGCACCGCACATCGGCAAGCTGATCAGGCAGGGCATGGAGATCCGCGCTGTCTTCCAGGCGGCCACCGATCATGGAGCATGGATCCGGGTGGCGTTCGACGGGGCAGAGCCGGTGCTGCCGCCGCCACGCCCTGCCGCCACTGCCGAAGAGAGAGAATTCTGGCCGGATGACGAGTGGGATGAGCCTGCCTGATCGAGCGGCAGAGTAGCGGGGCAAGCATGGCAACAGAGGGGCACAGATTCGGCGGCGACTGGACCGAGCTCAAGCTGCAGGCGATCAGCGCCTATTGCCAGTTCTTCACTGGCGCAATCAGGGCGAAGTTCGATCTCTGGTACATCGATCCGTTCGCGGGGACGGGTGAGCGCACGGCGACCGAGCAAAGCGGCGGACTGTTCGAGAATCTTCCCATTTCAACCGTTGAGCGCCAGTACCCAGGCAGCGCTGCCAAGGCGCTAGCGATCCAGCCATCCTTCCACCATTTCCGGTTTGGTGATACGAAGCCCAAGCATATCGCCGCGCTCGAAAACCTCGTCGCGCTCTACCCCCAGCTGGATGCAAAGGTGATCCGCAAGGATGCCAACGAATTCATTCAGGACGTATTCGGCCATCCCTTCTGGACTTCACCCGATCGCCGGCGCGGAGGAAGGGCTCCGCGCGCGTTGGTGTTCCTCGATCCCTACGGCCTCGAGGTGAAATGGCAGACGCTGAAGGCTCTCGCCGCTTGTGAAAAGGCCGACGTGTGGTTTCTCGCCAACTTGAAGGCAGCGGTGCAGCAGACCCCTCACGATCACAGGAAACTGGATGCGGACAAGCGGCGCGCTCTGGGTGAGTACTTTGGCACACCCGATTGGGAGGACCTGTTCTACGCTCCGGAAAAGACCCACGATGGCTTGCTTGGGATGATGTCGGACGGCCGCCAACGGGCTGCAACAAAGACCGAGATTGCGAGGTTTCATCGCCAGTGCCTGCAAGGGCTATTTCGCTATGTCTCGGAGCCGCTGCCGCTGCAAGTCGGCGGGATAGAGGACTATTTCCTATTGTACTGCCTGAGCAACAATCCCGATCCCAAGGCCCAGGCTCTCATTCACAAAGGTGCGGATTGGGTGATCAAAAAGTATAAGCAGGCATCTGGTCAAAGGTCTGCCCGCGCAGCAGGCGACCCGTCTTCTTCTTATTCACCCCGCCCCACTGCTTGAAGAAGAAGGCAACACCCTGATCGAGGCACTGCTCGAGGACATCCTCGACCCACGCTTCTTCCATCGGGCGGGCGCGCGGGCCGCTCTCGCCGCCGACGATCGCCCAATGAATATCAGCCAGGTCCATGCCTGGCAGCGCGCCAATCAGCGGCTCAAACGAGATAAAGCGGATCGCCGCCGGCACCTGGCGCAGGTGATCGATCCGATCCACGACCAGGGGCCCTTCCACGCTGGTGCCCAGCCATACGTTGGGCAGTGGAACCTGGGCGATGCGCTGCAGGACTTCCGCCATCCGCTGCGGACGCTTGGTCAGGATCTGATAATGATGCTGCGGGGTGCGCCGCATTACGTCCCAGATCCGGACGACGAACTGCTCTGGCACGGCCTCATGGAACAGGTCTGACATCGAGTTGACGAAGACCCGGCGTGGCTTCTTCCAGGTGAGGGGGATCTCGACCGAGGCTTCGTCGCAACGGACCTTGCCGGTCCACACCGCGCCGCGCTTGGTCTTCATTGTCAGATCAGCGTACTTGTCGCTGCCCATGGCCTGCAGGCGCGCGGCCATGCGCATGGCGTAGCAATTGGTACAGCCGGCGCTCTCGATCGTGCAGCCCACGACCGGATTCCACGTCAGATCCGTCCACTCGATTGCTGATTGTTGTGCCATGTTCGACCCCGATCCTGCCGTTGCAATACCACCCCTGTGGATAACAGGGAATCCCTCACGTTATCCCGCTGCCCCATCCAGCTCGATCCGCTGGACAAGCCCTCCGGGCCCGTAGCTGGTTTCCACCTTCGCTAGGGTCCAGCGGATGCCGTCGATCAGACTGCTCCACCCTTGCAAGGTGACCCGCATATCAGGCTGCAGGCCGGGATCGGCCACGGCCAGCGAATATGTGAAGCGCCAGGCGGTGCGGGCATCGCGGGACAGCGCGGCCTCTGCTGCCTGGCGCGCCTCGGCCTGGGTGGCGTAGACGCGGGGCAGGCGCCGGCGGTTGGTGCTGCCGCCCACGCTGACCGTGCGGCGGCGGCCCGCCTCGGCATCGTGCCACTGGGCCTGGACGCCGTCGCTCTTCTCGCGATCGGCGCTGGAGAATTCCCACTGGCTGCCCTGCTGGCGGGTGATCACCGTTCCGGCCAGCGGGGTGCCGCTGGCGCTGGCCCCGCCGCCGGCCGGCAGGAACAGCAGCACGCCGGCCTTCCATGTGGCGATGGCATCATAGCGGCGGCCCAGATCGCGCACGAAGGCCATGTCACTTTTGCCTTCCTGCTCGATCGCGGTGATCGCGCGGGTGGCCAGCGTGCTTTCCACCCGTGCGGTTCCGCCATGTTCGCTGGCGATCTGGCCCAGGACGCTGCCCAGCGTGGTATCGGTCCAGCTGCGCGTGCGGCGCTGGCGATAGGTGCGGGCCAGATCTGCACTGCGGGCGGTGATAGTGATCTGGTCTGGCGGCCCGCTGGCGCGCACTTCGTCCACCACATAGCTGCCCTTGTCGACCAGGCCGGGCAGGGCATCGGCACCGCCCACGCGCCAGCCCAGCGCCAGCGATAGCCGTCGGCCACTGCCGGGCATGGCCAGCAGGCCATCGGCGTTCTGCAGCGTGAAAGACAGCTGATCGGCTTCCTCGCCTCGCGTCTCGGTGAGGGTCAGCTCCGTAAGTCGCGGATCTACCGCGGCGGCCAGATCGGTGCCGTCATCCAGGGTGAGGCGGACAGCCGCAATTGGCATTATCTCAGCCCTCCGGGCGCACTATCGCTGATCGCTACTTGAGCGCTCATGAGACCCGCTTCAGCTCGATCGTGAAGCCCGCCTGGCGCGGCAGGCCCCCTGCCAGGATCTGGCGATGCTCTTCCTCCAGGCGCAGGATCACGAAGTCACCGAGCACGCGGCCAATGCCGTCCATCAGTGGGTGATCGTCACCTGTATCGGCCATGGCGCGCAGGGTTTCGAAGCTGCCGAAGTCCCCAGCCACCTCTGGCACCAGCAGGCCAGTGATGGTGACGGCTTCAGGACCGGGGCCGAGGAACTGGTTCGCCTCGCGCGCCATATGCCGTTCCTGCCCACCGTGACGCCACTCGGACGAGCGCAGCAGCGATTGATAGGGCAGGGTGTCCATCCCGAAGACGAACATGCCCAGGGTCATCAGCTGGCGCGGCGAAAGATTGTCGAGCGGAGCGGACGCCATCTCAGTTGCCTTCTCGCGCTACCGCGTTGCTACATGAGCGCATGGATCAATCCTCCTGGTAGCTGCTGCGCTGGGCCACGCCATCAAGGCGATGCAGCTCGCGCCGAATCTCGCGGGCCAGCTGGGCACCATCCTGCCCGGGCTGCTGGTAGACATTGATGGTGACGGCCATTGCCGGGCGGCTAGGAACTGCAGCGCTGGCCGTAGCCAGGCCGCCAGCCCCGCCGGCCATGCCCAGCGCCCCGGCAGCCGCCACGCCGCGCGCAAGCCGCGTCATCGCCGCCGCCGGGCGCTGCTGGCCGCCTGCGATGCCGCGCGCGAACCCTTCCACGGTATGCCCGCCCAGCGCCATGAACAGCCGCGAAGGGCTGCGGATGCCCAGATAGTCCTTGAAGGCGTTCACCCCGTTGCGGGCCACCTGCAGCAGGCGGGTCGCCAGCGCCATCGGGTTGATGGCCAGCAGCAGGCCGCTCATCATCATCCGGCCGATGTTCTTCAGCCAGTTGGGAA